ATCGTCGTCTGCTACAGTTGCAAACGGTGCTACTGGTTCGTTATCGGTTCAACTTGCTTCGGCAACTTTGGTCAGTGGCAATGTGGCTCTGGGTGGCTTCAGGCTGAAGGTTGCTGGTGAGTGGAAGGACGCAATGGCTTTTGTAAAAGTAACAGGCACTTGGAAGAGTGCAACACCGTTCGTTAAGGTTGGAGGTGTTTGGGAATGAGCAGAAAAATAAGTCAGGTAAAACCATGCCAGTAAAAGATACAATCCAATCACGACGAGGTAGCTCTGCACAATGGAGTGCGGCTAATCCGATACTTGCGGACGGTGAGATCGGCTACGACAGTACGACGAAGCAGATGAAAGTCGGGGATGGGGTCACGGCTTGGAATGCGTTGGTTTCATTCTCACGAACTTACGTATCGACCGCACCTGGTGTTGTCGGGTCTTATGCGTTCGGGGCAGGTTTACGAAGTTTGTCTTTTGTCAGCGGTGAAGACGGATGGGACAATATTGCTATTGGTGAAAACGCAGGGCTAACTCTTACAACTGGAAGAGCGAATACGCTGATTGGAAGAGACTGCGGTCGATATATGACGAGCAGTAGCCTCGGAAACAGCTACGATGGTGGTGGATTAGGCAATACAGGAAACACATTTGTAGGACGGAGCGCGGGAGGTGCTGCTGGAGGTACGGTCGATGGTGGAGCATTAGATAACACTTGCATCGGTATAAATTGCGGTCAGAACCTTACGTCAGCTATGGACAACGCGGCAATTGGAGCTAACGCACTTCGATCTATTGCGGGAGGTTCTGAAAATGTGTCCATAGGGCATGGTACTTTGCAACACGTCGTCGGAAGCGGCAATTTCGCTTCTGGTACAGGTCACCGCATTACCGCAGTGGGCGACATCGCCGCTAGGTTCTTGAACGATTCCAACGAAAAAACCGGAGGGAAGTCTAGCGTTTATATAGGTGCTAGGACTAAAAGTGCATCGAATACCGCTATAAATGAAAATGTTTTCGGCTACGAAGCGGAGGGTGCAGGAAGCAACACGGTATCAATTGGAAACTCGTTGATCGAACGAACAATTCTTAGAGGAACGGTAGAGATCGGCGGCAATGCAACCACGCGACTATTGAGTGCTAGCGGTAATCTTTTTATCGAGTCTGATTCGCAAATACAAATGCGAGACACATCGTCAGCGGCTACTCTGTGGCTACTCACAAACGATGGGAGGACATTTCTGCAAAACGGCGTCAATCATGCGGACCTTGAAGGTACACCAAGAATGCTGTTCGAGGCAACTGCTGGGCCTACAACCTTGTACGGCAGAGTGAACACTACAGGCCCAATTCATCAAGTTGTCAGCGGTTCATCTGTTTCATTAACAACCAATCGCGAGTTGGCTATTGAGATGACTAGCAACACTGCTGGAAACATTGTCTACCGTGGAGCAGACGGAACAACAAGACGATTTGCATTCACTGTTTCTTAGGAGTAAAAATGCTTACAAACGAAGAGAAGCAACTTACATACAAAGCGTTCAATGCTGCTGTGAAAGCAAGTGAGGACTCAATCGCCGCAGCGCGATTATTGATACCAGTTCTGGAGAAGATTTTTTCCGAGCAACCTGTTAATCAAGTGGACGGATCAACATAACATCCCCCCCATGCCAAAAGGTACTTCCATGCATCAATCAATACCAATCGCGACCGAAGGCCTTGAAAACTAAACAGACAGTCCATCGACTAACCAAAAAAACACGGGGGTTTGGGGGCAAATTTTGCAAATCAAAAAAATATCGATAGAAAAACTAAGCAACGATCCAGCGAACGCACGCAAGCACGATGATCGAAACATCGAAGCTATCGTTGGCAGTCTTCGTAGGTTCGGCCAGCAGAAGCCAATTGTAGTTGACGTAAGCGGAGTCGTTAGAGCTGGCAACGGAACACTCGAAGCAGCGCGAAGACTAGGATGGAAAGATATCGATTGCGTTGAAACTCAACTCAAAGGTTCGGACGCAATTGCTTATGCAATCGCAGACAATCGAACCGCAGAACTTGCGGATTGGGACGATGACGTTTTAGCTGCGCAGCTTAATGGGTTGCTAGCCGACGATCCTGATTTGCTGAACGCAGCAGGATTCAGCGAGGAAGAGTTAATGAAAATGCTAGATCAATTCAACGCTGAAGAAATTAACCCGCCTGGCCTTGCTGAAGGAGATAGAGAACCTTTTAGGCAAATGACTTTCACAGTTCACGACTCTCAGTTTGAAGTCATTGACTCTGCATTAAAGTCGGCAAAAGCGAAAGGTGGCGGAGAGTCAGCCGTCAACGAAAACAGCAACGGCAATGCATTGACGTCTATTTGCGAAACCTACACCTCAAAGGGCGATAAATCGTGACGACCGGTTTCACTGACAATACTTACACGATAACGTCCTGGCTTGCGAGCGGATTCGATGGCCTCGGCTTGGGACGGAAACGCTTTTTTACCGTCCTTCCATGTCATCGAAATCGGGCAAAAGGTAGCGAGTTTGCAGTATCCGGCTTTGGATCGACTGGCGATGGTCGTGGGTTGCATTTCTTAGCTCCATTTGGATTGCTTAAAGAAAAGACAGGTTTAATGCTTGACCGCTGGACTTGCAAGAGGATCGGCGAAAATGGGTGATGCAAAGCGACTAATCATCAAACCAATATCGGCAAAGGACGCAAACAAGATTGTGCAATCGCTGCACTACAGCGGAAAGACCGTTCAAAACTCGCAGTTGCATCTAGGCGTTTTCCTGGATGGCAAATGCGGTGGAGCCATGCAATTTGGGCCGTCTACAGACAAACGAAGAATGTTGAATGTAGTCAAAGATACGCTATGGAACGAGATGATTAAGTTAAACCGCATGGCGTTTGCTGACTGGCTACCACGCAATGGAGAATCTAGAGCTATTGGCTACGCTTTTCGGTGGATGAAAAAACAGTACCCGCAAATCAAATGGTGCATATCTTTTGCTGACGGCACGCAATGCGGAGACGGGACAATTTACAGGGCAAGCGGTTTTGATTTAATTGGGATAAAAGAAAACGTTTCACTGCTAAAAATGCCAGACGGAAGTATTGTAAGCGACAAAACTCTTAACAATGCAAACTACAAAGTTAAAGGGCAGTCGGCAGGGTATTGGAAAAAACTAGGGGCATCAGCGTTGATTGGGTTCCAACTAAAGTACATCTACTTTTTAGACCCAACGGCACGCAAACGGCTAACCGTTCCAATTCTCCCATTCAGCGAAATCGACCGGCGAGGTGCCGGAATGTACAAGGGTAAAACTCGCGTCCGAAGTGTAGATAGCGACACGTCCACCGTCCAGGTGGAAGAGAGCGGTGCAAATCCGACTCGGACGCTTTAATGAAATGCCAATCCGCGACACCCGCATGATGGCGAGAGCCTTAACGCAACGCTGGCCGATTAAGCCAGAGATTCGAGAGGCTATCGTAAGAAGACTACTGCGAGTTATTGCAGACCCGCAGTCATCTCCTCGCGAGGTGACTGCGGCGGCTCGTGCTCTGATGAGTGCCGAAGCGCAAAACCAATCCGACGAACATAAGGTCTTAGATGTCGAGCATGCTACAGCCAGGGACACTCAACTATCTGCAATCGCTGCCGATCTCGGAATTGACCCGCGTCTTATCGTCGATGCCTCAAACGAGACAGATCGAGGCATTGAAGGGGTTAAGGAATCTACCGTCGAAAGACGTAGCTAGCCGAGACATCGAACGCAAGCGCGAAGCACGCAGAGAGTCTGCACGCGTAATCATTCCAGAGATTGCGGACATCGTTCGTCGTGAAAAGTGCTTAGCCGATCCAGAGCGGTTCCTGCGAACTTACTTCAGTTCAATCTTTTACAATCCGTTTGCGACGCATCACCTTGCGATGATCGACGCGATTTACGAACGATGTTTTAGCGGTGGAGATAAAGCAGTTGCAGCTCCGAGAGGAGACGGTAAGAGCCAAGTAACGATCGGAATGGTAGCCTATGCGCTTGTTGCAACTCCGATTCGATTTCCTGTCTTTATTGCACAGACGACCAAGAAAGCGTCGAAGCTATTTAAGCAATGTAAAACTAAATTCTCCAATGAACGCAAGTTCCCAGAGTTTTTCGCTGACTTTCCTGAGATAACAGCTTGCGTTAAAGCTTTGGACGGTGCACCACAGCGAGCAGCAAAGCAGCACGTAGACGGCCACAAGACAGATATCATTTGGAGTCAAGAAAAGATCAGACTGCCCTTTGTGCCTGGCTCGCCTTTCGGTGGCAAGCTGTGCGTATACTTCGGACTGGATGCAGCAATCCGAGGTGAAGGAGACGACGAGGACAGACCAGACTTGGCAATCATCGATGATCCAGAAACAAGAGACGTTGCGTTCTCCCCGACAAATCGACACGAAGATATTGAGGACATGATCGACAGCGACGTTGCGGGCTTAGCAGGTCCAAACAAACGAATCAGCCGAGTCGTCCTAACTACTATTCAGAACCGCAAATGCTATTCGTATCGAGTGACATCCAGACAGCACAAGCCAACTTTTGCAGGTGATCGCTATGGCATCCTGTCAAGCTGGCCTGAACGTGAAGACTTGTGGGACGAATACATTGCACTTCGCAAAAAAGCACAATCCGAAGGTGACAAAGACGGCAAACTGGCCACGCAGTTCTACCGAGACAACTATGAATATATGAACACAGGTGCTGTCGTCACGAATCCGCATAGGTTTGTTTCTGACCTAGATGAAAACGGAAATCAGTTAGAGCTCGACGCACTGCAAGCGTTTTACAACAGAGTATCAGACTGGGGATTAGATCGTGTCTTGGCAGAGCTTCAAAACGAACCAGCGGAAGAGGAAGAACCGGAAGGACTCGGCCTACTACCTGGAACAGTCGCTTCTCGCATGAGCGGTTTAGCACATGCCGAAGTTCCAGCAGGCTCGCGAGTGTTCTTTGGTTGCGACGTTGGTAAATACAAACTCGACTGGGTGAAGATCGCTTTCCACGGAAACTGCGTTGGTCACGTAATCGACTACGGAGAATGGAGCGTCATAGGCACCGACACACGTAGCAGCGACGAAGCGACCGAGATAGCGATCCTACGAGCACTCCACGAGCTCAGACGGTACGCACTAGCACAGAACCGACCAGAGTTCGGCTTTGTAGACTCAGGAGATTTTACGAACGCAGTCTACGAGTTCGTCCGTCAAACAGGTGCACCATTCGTAGCTTCGAAAGGCCACGACGATGGCCGCATGAACTACACCGGGGAAAGTTCCGAGAAGCGGCGATTCTTCGACGAGTGCAGAGCGGATTTTCAACTAGAGCAGCGTCTGTGGTTGTACCACGTAAACGCACATAAATGGAAGTCGGAAGTTCAGCAACGCTTCGCAACGAACACATTCGACGAAACCCACACATTCAACGACGGGAGTTTATCGGTATGGAGTACGAAAGATCCGAAAGAGCACTTGCAGTACGCTCAGCAGATTTGCGCGGAGGAACGGCAGGAGGTATTTATCGAAGGGAAAGGATTACAAAAAAAATGGGTCGTGAAAAGTCGAAACAATCACAAGCTAGACGCGACAGCTTTAGCGATTTGCGCGGCAGCTTGCATGGGAATAAAGGTGATACCGAGGCAGCAACCGATCCGACAGCATCAGGAATCGAAACCACGAACACCGCCACCAGCGAACCGATTCCGACAGAGGCCAGGTGGATGGGTTCCGCGAAGGTAGTGGACGACCGCATAACATCTGCCATGCCAGTTCCTAGAGTCAGTTCCTTTGTAGCTCAACCATGCTCATGCTGCACCGCGTTGCGTCCTGCCGATACGAACTACAGTCGAGTTGTTTCCACGCAGGGCAGGATACGATACTGCAAATGCACCTTTTGCGGTAACACCTGGAAAGAACAAGGCTAGTTTACAGGCCGTATAAACTGTGAGTTCCTTCAACGTTCTGTCCGTGCGATTCTTAATGCATGGACGCGGCCAATCTTCTTACGCAAATCGAAGCAGCGATCGAGGCACTCTTAACGGGTGGTGCTCAGTCGTATTCTATTGGAACTCGAAGCGTCACCAAGCTTGATCTGAAGTCGTTGTTTGAAGAACGTCGGATGCTTCAAACAGAAGTGCAGCGTTCTTCCGGTGGTTCAGGTGCGTTCACCCTCGCAAAGATGGGGCGTCGTCGATGAACTTACTAGACAAGATCGTAGGCTACTTTTCTCCACATGCAGGTTTGCAACGTGCACAGGCACGCAAAGTACTGAGATCCTATCAAGGTGCGGAAGCCAATCGGCTAACAAACCACAAAAAGCCACGCAACCAATCAGCCGATCAAGAAATGATGGGTCCGTATGGTGCGGATGCGTTACGTGCTTGGGCTCGTGCTTTGGTTCGTGACAACGCATACGCGTGGAACGTCGTCGATACCATCGTGTCAAACGTAGTAGGCGATGGAATCACGGCACAATCGACTTACGAAACGCCGGAAGGTGAAGACGTTGAAGATGTCAACGACATCCGTGACAAAACGTTTGCGGAATGGTGCGAAGTTGCTGACATCAACGGTGAGTTGACTTTTGCTGAGATCCAGATACTTGCACAGCGTGAAATGGTTGAAGCTGGCGAGGTCTTAATTCGCAAGATTTCCACACCGAACAAGACCTACAAAGGAATCACGCGACCAGTTCCGTTTGCGTTAGAGCTAATTGAAGCCGACCGCATCTCGATGGAGCGAGACACATTCGCAACTCGAATCAATAAAGAGAATGGCAATCGAGTTATTCGCGGTGTCGAGCTCGACGATAAAGGCAAGCCGGTTGCTTACTGGATCTATACAGAACATCCAAACAGCCCTTACACGGTTCAGAACCAAGTACCTGAACGCATCAACGCTTCGGAAATCATCCACCTGTATCGCAAGGATCGAGTTGGACAGACTCGCGGCGTTACTTGGTTCGCACCAGTCATGTCTTGGATGCGTGATCTTGGCGTCTACGTGGACAACGAAATCCAAGCTTCTGCCGTTGCATCTTGCTTTGGCGTTGCGATTAAATCCGACATGCCTATCGGTAGCCTTATGCCACCGAACGGCGAAGACACGACAGACACCAGCGGCAACAGCCTAGAGTATCTCGAACCAGCGATGGTCGTGCGATTGCGTCCAGGTGAGTCAGTCGAATCTATCAATCCAGGCCGTCCAAACTCAGCAAGCGAACCCTGGATCAATCTGATGTTGCGTGGTATCTGTGCCGGAACAGGAACGAACTACGAAGCAATCGCCAAAGACTTTTCTAAGACTTCCTATAGTTCGTCGCGTTCGTCGAAGCTAGAAGATCGACCACGATACAAACGCGGTCAGAACTACATGGTCCACCACTGTTGTTTGCCGGTCTGGGATGAGTTCTGCAATGCAGCCGCACGGGCTGGCCTCGATAGCTTTCCAACGTCAACCGAACTTCTAGAAGATCGCCGCAAGGTAGCACCAGTCGAATGGCAGCTACCAGAGCAAGAGTGGGTCGATCCCATGAGTGAACAGCAAGCAGCAGAGTTGTCGCTGAAATCGTTTACCGATACCGCACAAAACGTGCTTGGTGCTCGTGGATTGTCTTACCGTGCCGTTTACTACCAGGCAGCAAAAGAACGCAAGCTACGTTTGAAGCTCGGCCTGTTGACTCCTGAAGAACAGACAACACAGATGATGGCCGCACAAACTGGTGCAGCCGGTCCAGCAGACGAAGCCGCAGATATTGCGATCGAGGCAGAAGGTGGAACTGGCGAATGGATGGGGCTCAGTCGGTTGCAATGGAACCGCAACCGAAAAGCCTTGATGGACGTTCTCAACGGACTAGCAGACGGTTCGATGAGTAGGCCACTTGCTGAAGCTCAATTAGCAATGATCGGACTCGCACAAAAGAACATTGATGCAATTATTGCAGACGCATCCGATGGCGTCGTTGATAATCCGATTCCAGCCGAAGAGGAGGAGGTGGCCAATGTCTAAGAAAGGCAAGCTACCACCAGTCAAGTCAAACGCACTCGCAATGCGTTCCGTTGCTGTTCAATCCGCAACCGCAGACGCAACCAAGCGATCTGTTCGCGTTGTTACAGCAACCGAGAATCCAATCGATCGATGGGACGACTCGCGGCAAATGGTCGTCGCTGAAGTCCTAGAAATGGACGGAATGACATTGCGTCCCGGTGCGACTCAGATACCTATCGTCGATAGTCACGACACGACAACCGTTCGCAACGTACTGGGTAGCCTTCGCAATCTAACGATCAGTGGTGATGAGTTCGGTGGTACAGCTTACTTCGCCAGCGACGACGACAGCCAGACCGCATACGGAAAGCTACTCGAAGGTCACATCACAGACTTTTCGATCACTGCACAACCTGACGAGGTTCTAGAGCTTCGTTCTGGGCAATCTTACACGACATCGCGAGGGACTGAGGTTATCGGGCCTGCGAACGTCATAACGAAATGGACTGCACTCGATGCAAGCCTAGTGGCCACTGGGGCCGATTCACGATCGACAGTGCGTCGGTCTTACACCGATTTAGAGAAAAGGAAACGAACGATGGACCCAGCGTTATTGGAGCAACTGAAAGCAATGGGACTTCCTGAAGGTATGGAAGATCCAAACCAAGTCCTAGCGTGGGTTGTTGGCAAGCTTGGTAAGCCAGCAGAAGAAATTGAATCGATGGTTGAAGAAAAGCCAGCCGAACCAGCCGAGCCAGTCGTTGAACAAATGGAAGGCGAGCCAAAAGAAGAGGCGAAGCCAGTCATCGAACAGATGAACGAAGAAGAAAAGAAACCGATGGAGGCATCTGCTCGATCGGTTGTCGAGGGACAAATCAAACGAGCTTTGGCAGACGACCAAAAGCGACGAAGTGAAATTCAAGCAACGTGCAAACTTGCGAAAGTAGAACGCGCTTTCGCTGATGAATTGTGTGACGCAGGCGTTAGCGTCGAGGAAGCCAAACAAAGGATCATCCGAAAAATGGCAACAGAACCGCTAGGACGTTCGGCAGAGGGTGATTCGGTTCGAGTCACACGTTCCTCCGACGACAAGTACTTTGACGCAGCACGCGACGGATTGCTGATGCGTGCACAAACAGCTTCGCGAGTCAAGCGAACGCTACACGCTGGCAAAGCTGCAGACGGTGCGGAAGACTTCAGCCGCATGAGCTTGCTACGTATGGCAGAAAACTTTATGCGTCGAGCCGGTGTCAACACCGATCGCGTTAGCTCTCCAGAAATCGCACGAGCGGCTATTGGAGATCCAAAGGCACTCGCACGAATGAACATTCAGCGAAGCGATCCTGCGTACCACACAACTGGAACGTTTGCAAACTTGATGCTCGACGCAGCGAACAAGACGCTGTTGGCAGGCTACGAAGAGGCTCCATACACATGGAATCTCTGGGCTCGTCAAGCGGGTTCAGTTGACGACTTCAAGGCAATCAACCGCATTCGATTCAGCGAGTCGCCAGACCTCGAACACGTTCCAGAAAACAGTGCATACCCCGAAGGTGTGATGACTGATTCTCGCGAGTCGTACAAGGTCGAAAAGTTCGGTAAGACTTTCTCCGTGACATGGGAAACTGTTGTCAACGACGACTTGGACGCAATCAGCCGAATCCCTGCAATGCATGGCAACGCAGCTCGTCGCATTCAAAACAAGAAGGTCTACGAAGTCTTGACCAGCAACCCAACTATGGGTGACGGTTTCGGATTGTTCTCGGCTTCTCACGTTTCAGGTGACAACACTCAGGGTGCAGGTGCTCCAGCCGTAGGTACTCTGAACACTGCTTTCGTCAAAATGATGTTGCAGAAGGGGCTCAACAGCCAAACGGTTTTGAGTGTCGTTCCACGATACTTAATCGTTCCTGTTGCACTGTCTGCAACCGCTTTGGAACTGTTTAGCTCGCTGAGCTACAACGCAGCCAACAACAACGAAGGTGTTCGAAACATCTACGGCCCTGGTGGCGAACGTTCTTTGACTCCAATTATCGAACCAGTACTTGACGGTTCAAGTTCCGCAGCTTGGTACTTGGCCGCAGATCCAGGACAGATCGACACGGTTGAATTGTCTTTCTTGTCCGGTGAAGAGTCTCCGGTTCTTGAAAACGAATGGGACTTTGACAAGGACTGCTACAAGTACAAGATCCGTCAAACTTTTGGCGTCAAAGCCATCGATTGGCGTGGTCTGTTGCGAGCTGGTGTCTAGTCGCTGACTTGATCCAAAACAGTTTGCCGGTTCTGTCAAAACCGGCTTTTTGCAGTACGCAACGTAGCGGAATGCGACGACCGTTGTTTCAAAATGAAAGATAAAACAAATGGCTGGTATTCAAGATTTTCAAGCATACGAAGACGACTTCCACGGAACTTCAGCGACGTTCCCATCGTCTGCAGATCCCGCAACTCCTTGGTTGATCGTTGATACCTCTGCTTCTGGTACACCGACCTACACACGAGGTACCAACGTGGCAACATTGACACTTGCGGCAACGAGCGAAGTTGAAAACGTTTGCTTGGCACACGGGGACGCTCTGGCATTCGACATCGACGACCTACTTAATATCGAAATGCGGGTTCGACTTGGCGTTACGATGACTACCGGAACCGAACTTGTTTTCGGTGTTGGTTCAGCACGAAACGACACGACCGACAGCGTTGCAGCGAACGCTTGGTTCAAGATGGTCGGAGCAAACTCGACAACTCTCGTCTACCTTGAAACAGACGACGGCGTTCGAGACAACGATGACATTTCGTCAGGGCAAACACTTGGGACCACGTTCAAAAAGTTCTTCATCGACTTCAGCAACAAGCGAGACGTGAAGTTCTACATCGACGGAATCCGCGTTGCTGCTGCGACCACGTTCGACATGAGTGGTTATAGCTCTGGTCTTCAGCCGATGATTCAGCTTCAAAAGGCCGCAAACACAAACGTGAATTCGGTCATTTTGGATTACGTGAAGATCAACGCACGACGTAGCTAGCCATGACATTGCACGACACGATCAAAGCAGACGCTGAGACTGTGTTCTGCAACGTTAGCGATTTCGCGGAGGTGGTAATCTACTACCCTCGGGAAGGTGATGCACGTGATATTGATGCAGTCGTTGTACGGCAAGCCTTGTCGCTACCGAACGAATACAACGACTCGATTACACCAGTTTTCGAAGTCCACGTTGCCAATAACTCGGAGCGTGGAATCACTTCCGAGGAACTCAACCTCGGAGGAGACAGCCTTTTCTTTGCGGTTCGTGTTGGAGAGGAATCTTCTATGCGATCCATCACGCAACTGTTAGATCACGACGAAGGAATGTTGGTGCTCGAATGTCGGTAGGAGAGCTTCCAGTTGTTGAAAAGATTGCAAGGGAGTTGCTTCGTCGTCTCCGTTTGCTTCTCGGCAACGGAACCTACAACACCAAGGTAAAAGAAGTAGTTAGGCCAGCACGGTTGGAAAGCTACACACCGATGGATAGGCAGATCGTCTTATCTACGGACTCGATTGAAGCAGTTCCCGAGTTGATGTATCCAGGCAATCCTCCAGCGGTTGCAAAGAGAATAACATTTAACATCCATTGCAATCTACTCAACGACGAAAAGTGCTGTGAGCCAATTAATTACTTAGTTCACATGTTCGCTGCAGATGTTGAGCAAGTGATAACGGCAGACGATTCGACTTGGCACACGTTTGATGAAAACGCAATCGATGCCGAGTTTCTTTCGCACGTTCCGCACAATGCAGCGGGCGGCTTTGATGGCGTGACTGTTCCGATCGCGATCACATACCGCACGGACGAGAACAACCCTTACAACGTGAGGGCGTGATATGAAGATAGACATAAATTCGCAATCGCTAGCCGCAGTCAGAAAAACGATCGAAAGCCTTGGTGCGAACATCAAGAGAGAGCTAAACGTTGCTGTAAATAAGACAGCTAAGCAGGTAAAGATCAAAGCAGCACGTAAGCTAAAGAGCGTTATCCCAGTGCCTGTCAAGGTGCTGAAAAAAGCAATCGCAGTAAGCAAGAAATCTGACATTGCGAATCTGACTTCTGAGATCCTGATGATTCAAGGCTATCCGATTCCTTTGCGATACTTCGGAGCCAAGCAAACAAAGACTGGCGTGACGTATAAAAAGTCAGGGCCAGATAAAGGACGCGGGAACTTACCTGGAGCGTTCATGCTTCATGGTTACTTCCCAATGGTTTACAAGCGCCTGACGAAAAAGCGTTTTCCTCTTGCTAAACAAAACGGTCCAGCACCAAGCGAATACTACCAATCTGCAGGTGTTACAGACCTAGCTCTAGATACAGCTCGCGACCAACTGCCAAAGCAGATTAACGAGCGAATCAGATTTTTAACCTTAAAAGCTAAAGGCCAATTGAAAGGCAAACAGAAATGACACTACTGAAACGCAAACGAGTATTGGCCGCAAAGATCGAGGCGACACCAGGCACATTGGATTTATTTCTCGCAAGCACTCAATTCAATGTCTACAACCTCATCGCACAGCAAGAAATCGAGTTAGAGTCCCGCGAGGCTCAAGGCGGTTTCGGGATGCTCAATTCTGTTGTTGGTGGGTACAAAGGACGCATCACGTTCTCGGTAGACTTCTCTTGGGACGGCACTGCAACCGAACCAGCGTGGGCCGATACGTTCTTGCCAGCATGCGGCTGGGTAAAGTCTGGACAAGTATTCACGCCACGAACGGAAGTGCCAGGATCGAACGTCAAGACGTTATCTATGGCAATTTATCAAGACGGAGTTGTCAAAAGCATGGCTGGATGTGCTGGTACGTTCACGATGAACAACCCGACTGGACGAACAGCCGTTTTTAACTTCGACTTTCAAGGATTATGGCAGCCACCATCAGACGGAACTTTAGGTATTGCCCCGATATATCCAACGGCTAAGGGATTGCGTTACGCATCCTCTACAACGACATGGGCAGGAACTGCATTGTGTCTGGAAAACCTGACTCTCGATTCGGGCAACACGATCATTATGAAAGAGTGTGCGTCAACTGTCTCAGGCTACGATCACGCAATGATTACGAATCGAGTAGTTACCGTCACAGGCAATCCAGAATCGAAACTTGTAGCAACACAAGACAGATTCGGTCAGCATCTTGCCATGACGGAAGACGTTTTGACTTGGGGGCTAGACGGTCCAACAAATTCAGTCGCGACGTTCTCCGCACCAAAGGCTCAAATCATTTCAATCACGGAAGCAGATCGAAACATGCTCGTCACTGACGAAATCACATGGCAATGCAACCGAAACGGAAACAACATTGACCAAGAAATTTCTCTTACGTTTACCGCAGCTACCTAATGCCAGTTTTTTTAGAACCGGATCAGTCTTTTCCGATCGTACTCGATTGCGACAAAGACAAACCCAAAGAGTCGCAACCGACATTCCTCGTCAAATCGCAATCTATGCGAGGACAGCGAGAAGTGTTACGCGTGCTCGATGCAGCAACAGACGCAGCCAACGAATCGCTGACTGTAAACGAAATGTTCGAAATGACAATCACCATGCTTTGTAAAGTCATGGTCGGTTGGAGAAATATGGGAAACCATCAGTTCAGCCGCGAAGCAATCGAAGACATCCTGAGCTTTAACGAAGCTCGCGAACTACTTCGCAAGGTTGCATACAACCAAGCAGTTCAGCACGAAGAAAAAAAAAGCTAAGACTAGCTGCAATGATCCGACAGGGCTTGCTCTGTCGCAACTGCACAATCAAGACATGCAAGGATAAAGGTACTGAGAGTGAACCAATTACAGTCGAGTGCCCAACTTGCAACGGCAACGGATGCGACCAATGTAGCGATGGCTCTCTCGATGTCGTTGGCTGTCCTAATGTGCAATGTGGAGATGTGGCCTACGTTGCTCGGCTTGCTGACTTGTTTGAAAAAGGCATGCCACCTATCGCTGGTGGTGCTCTTGACCAGTCGGCTTGGTTTCTTGATGCGGTCTCTTTCCTCCGATCCGACGAAGCACAATTAAGGGCGAAATCCGATGGCGAGTGAAAGCGTTAAGATTTTAATTGAAGCCGAGGACCTAGCGTCTGCCAAAATCGCTCAGGCGTCGCAGAAGATCGAACAGAACGTTAAGGATATCAAGAGCGTTGGGCAGAAAGCAAAAGCGTCAACGGAGTTCATAGGTCAGTTAGCCAATCAACTTGGTGGGTCTGAGATCGCTGGTTTTGCTGGTCAATTAGCAGGACTGACGGAAAAGGTGAGCCAGTTTTCCGAAGTATCTAAAGCTGGAGGTGCTGGAGCATTTGCGTTCAAGGCTGGTATCGTTGGTCTTGTCGGTGCAATGTCTTTCGGTTTTGGGCAAGCGATCGGAAACGCAATCTTCGAAACAGATCGTTGGAAGAAAGAACTAGAGGGCGCTACCGAAGCGTCGAAAAAACTAAACGCTGAACTGATTCGTTTTTCTGATCTTCGTATAGGTGATCAGATTCAGTCTATCTCGCTTCTGGGCAGTCCAGAGGAACAGGAAAAAGCAACGGCGGCTTTAGTCGAGAGTCTACGTGATCAAGCACGACAAGCGGCCAAGATATCAGCCGATAGCCGAGCAGAATTAAAGGCAATGTCTACTTTTGATGACGACGCAAACATTTTTGGGTCGCTCGGCGTTGAGACGAATGCAAAACAACGACGCGACGAACTAGAGCTACAAATTAAACTCCAAGACGACTTGTCAAACTCAATCTCAAAGCAAGCTGTGGAATTAGAACGCAAGCTAAATTTTGAGATGCAGAATGCTAAAGTCGCAAAGCAAACGGCAGAAACTCAGGCATCATCAAACTACATCGCATCGCTACGCGAACAACTTGCAATTGAAAAAGCCATTGGAGACGAGAAGTTCAAACTCGAAGCACAGAAGACCGCAAAAGGTACTGACGTAAGCGTGGCCGCTGGACTCTTAAAAGAACTAGACGCACAAAAGCAACTCGTAGAAGCAGCAAACAAAGCCGCGCGAGAGAAAGAGCAGAAGATTAAAGAAGAGGAAGCAAGTCGAAAACGAATCATTGACTTGATTTCAAACGAAAACCAAAAGAACCAAGAGCGATTAGTTTTACTAGGGCGCGGAACAGATGTCATTGCAGAAATGCAAAAGAAGCTAGCCGATCCAGCTACAACGCAATCGGAAGCCGAACGTCTGAAGATACAGACAAAGATACTGCAAGATCTAGATCGTCAACGCGGAACAGAATCGCAAATGCAATCAGAACGATTGCAAGCAGCAAAAGCGATTGCATTCATCCAGCAAGGCGTCAGCCAAACCGAAGCGGAACGACTTGCAGCGGAATCCGAACGAATCAGTAAGCTAGAAAAAGACAAGCAGAACCGAGAGGAAGTCAACAAAACTCTGATGCAGCCGCAAGAGGCTTTCCAGTCTCGTTTCCTGACTCGTGGACCGCTATCGAATCCAAACGAGCGACTAGAGAAAGAAGCCGAGAAGCAAACGCGATTGGCAGAAGAGCACAAAAAGCTATTGGAGTCAGTTCGTGAAAACACTAAACCACGACCAGTAAACGTCAAGGATGTGCGATTGGAGGTGGTCGGTTAAATGCCAACAGTCAATCCAGCTATCAAGATGTGGTCGAACCAATCTTCTAACGCAACCACATCGGAGAACTTCCGCAAGCTAGAAGTCACATTTTCAGAAACTTACCAAATCACGACTTCCGCAGACGCTGGTGAGTTAGACGTTTACACGCAGGCCGGATTACCTGGCGTGGCTCAACCCTATCCAGGATTCCCGTTCGTTGTCGCAGAGGGTGCACAACTCCAGCGAGTGTCTCCAATATTCTGGTTGGCTACAATTGAATACCGTGGAGAGATTGGAGGCATTGCACAAACGAGCGGAGGCAGCGAGCCATCGAACCCTACGTCTCCACTCTACGCACTTCCACGCATCACATGGGACGACGTGGAAACCTCAGAAGACATCGACGTAGACTTTGACGGAGATCCGATCACCAACACCGCAGGGCAACCCGTAAAAGGTGTCAAAGCTTTGTTCTCCGATCAGCTTCTGACGGTAACGCGTAACTTCTTGGTATTTAACACCTACACGCAAGCCGTCTACAGGAGATCGGTAAACTCCGACACGTTCCTAGGTTGGCCACCAGGCACCTGTAAACTGATGAAGTTGTCAGCACAAAACGTGATCACGCAATCCGCAGGTGGAAACGAGCCGTCCTTTGGCTACTGGACCGTTACGGGTGTGTTTCAATTTCGTTTTCCGTACAACACGACACCGGATAAAGCTTGGTACGCTCGATACGTCAGCATGGGCCTAAAGCAACGGGACAGCGCTGGAAAGCTTGTGGAAGTCACAGACGATAACAATCACGTGACGACTACTCCGCAGTATCTCAACGCTAGCGGACGACAAATTAAAACACCGGCAGGAACAACACCAACACCGTATTGGATCGAAACGAAACTATACGGTTCATTACCCTACAACGCACTAGGATTAATCTAATGGCAAATTTAAGTCAAACCCCCGCGAACGTCGCAATGGCAGGGCCTGGACGGGTCAGAGTGGTACAGGTCGGTGAAGCAGTCACGCAAGGGCAACCCGGCTACTTGCTAACCTCTGATGGAAAATACTATCAAGCGGACGCAAACGTATCTGCTGTCGTAGCTGGTGCTGTTGGTATCTTCCTGACTCCAGCCTCTACAAACGGGTACTCTGTGTTTGCAGAAGGTGCAGGCTTAACGCTTAACCTTGGTGCGACTTTAGTGCGTGGTAAAACGTACACCGTAAGTGCAACGAAGGGAGCAATCTGTCCAGTCGAAGACTTAACCACAGGTGACTTTCCTTGTTTGATTGGCACCGCAAACACGACTAGCACGATCATCACGCTATTCAGTGCCGTAGGCGTTGCAATCTAATCATGTCTGAGACTTATAGCGTTCTAAAGCCAGCGTTCGCAGACAAGCTAATTGAGCTCGTCCGTTGGTGGGAACGCTTGCCAGATTCGCAATCAACTGACACGGTAACAATCCAAAAGCCGATATTTTTCCGTAACGATTCAGGAGTCACGATACCACCGTATGGAGCCGTGCAGCTTAGCGGAACAATCGAATCCGGAGTACTTAACTACTCGACGGTAGAACGAGCCTACGACTACGCGGCAACACAGTCAATTGTCGTTTTTAATAATGCTTTCGAAGTACTCGACGGAGACTACGGTTCAGGACAAGTTGGGCCAGTATTCACTGCAATTCACGATGCAGCAATTACCTACAACGTCGGAGATCGGATGGGTTGGAAGTCTTCAGCGTTTACACTTGGGCTCGGTGCTCCGTTAGTATTTCTTGGTCTCGATGATGTTGCTTCCAACGCATGCAAAGTAGCTTGGGATCATTCCTGCATGATGGGGCAATCAATTCTGTCTATCGCTGACGGTGCGTCTGGTGTGGTTCGTCGCAGGAAACTCGGTTCAGGTGGTTTTGCCACAGACACGACTCGCATCTATCCAGCACGAAACGATACAGGTACGTCAATCGATGCAGACAGCCGAATTCTCATGTTTCCATGCGACGGGATTTTCTCCATTGTGCAGGTGTGCTAGATGGGAAAAATTGGGAAGTGCTGTTGTGTTGAGGGCGAATGCTGCCTCTGTGATCCCGCTTGGGATTTTGAATCCTGGTCTGTGTCTATGCTTGGCAAGACGTTTAGCGGGACATTCATACCAGCCGAAAAGCCTGATCCATTCACTCCAGAAAACGGTTGCCAGTCGCGAGTCGCTGGGCATTGCATCGCTGAACCACCAGAGGTGATACTAGACTGCATTGAAGAGAGTGATTGGTCTGCTCCTGACTTCGTTTCAATGGCTACCGGGTCTCCGTATAACGTTTGCCAAGTTTACTGTCCTCAGTGCTTTTGCTTGGATCTAGATCCGTTTGGTTACCAAGAAGAGGAAGCATGTTTGAAAGAAGGGCTGATCAATTGGCAGTTTTCTAACAAAGGTGTAACACACTCTAGAGCTTGGCAGCAACAAGCGTATTACGGTGTGGGTCAGATGATTTGCTGCGATGAACCATCTAACTCAGTGCGTTTTAGTTTCGACTTTTACTACCACGTATCACGCTTCGCAGCCGTGTCTTCGCAAGCTTTCCGAAGATTTCGATCGGTCACATACGATTGTATCTACGATCCGGGAATCAGTACTCCACATCCAGGAGATAACGTAGTGTACGGTAGTTGGATACAACCCGTTTCTGTTTCATCTAAACCTCCTTGCCTGCCGTGCGAATGGCCGCAATCCGATTTCTTCGGCAACTGTCCAACGCTTGAATCGAATTGCTCACCTTGTCCAGAGACAGGATGCACGGATGAGGTCTTTACCTACACAATGGAGTGGGTAGCAATCATCTGCGACTTTATCGGATTTTTTGACATAGACGAGGACTTAATTTGTCCAATTCCAGATGTTGGAGATGATGATTTTCGTTTCATATTTTACGGTGAGACGACGATGAATGCCTACGTTGGCTCAAACACAAACTACTGCTCAGAAGCTCTCGATAGTTTTGGAGAGAACTGCATCATCAGCCCGATGTCCGCAGTGATCGAGCACCGATTCATCAGCGACTGCATACCATGCGATGAACTTACCTGCAACGTAACACTAGACCGAGTGACAGGAAGCTCGCTCGGAAGTCCATTAGAGGAATGCCGATTTGACGAGGATGAGGATTGTAGTTGTGGGCCGATCCCGCCACTCTGCAAAACGATACCAGCATCAATCACGATGGTGCTAAATCCGTGCCCAAGTGATCCAGAAGGGGCGTTCGTTCCGTTCCCACCGACCTACGTCAGACTCCAAACGTTCGCACCAATCCTTCGAACGATTGCGGCTACAGGCAACGCATCACTGACGATATCGACATTTGCGCCAACGATATTCCTCGACGCGATCGCAACACCGACAGCAGGAACGCTAAACCTGACTGGTTACGAAGCAGATGTTATTGTGCCGCAGACGATAACACCAACCACGGCATCACTAACGCTAACGACGTTTGAAGCCTTGCTAGCGACTCCATTAGTCGCAACACCTGAACCGCTCGCCAGCTCGCTGTCTAGTTTCGCACCAACAATTGCTACACCGCAGACGTTAACGCCAACATTCACAGCTTTGGTCATCTCGACTTTTGCACCTTCGCTAAACGTGCCGATCTCAATCACTCCTTCCACGTTAGGATTATCTCTATCAACGCTAGTTCCTGCGATCGTCAACCCAGTCTCGCTAATTCCAGCAAACGCCACTTTGGTTAGCTCGATATTCGTACCGACTGCTGCAACTCCTATCGTGGTAACTCCAGCAACGCTTCGATTAGTAATCGATACCGAAACAACCTTCGAGTTGATACTGACGACGTATCCGCCAGATGTAATTGTTGATTCAGAGCCGTGTGTTCCTGCCGTCTCAATTGTAACGAGCGTTACACCGAACTTGATTAATTTGGGCGACGTTGCGTCATGGACAATCACAATTACCAACACGTCTGCCTGCGAAGTGCCAGCGGGAATAGAAATTAGCGACCAACTTGTTGATGAGGCAGATGTTCGTTATATACCAGGCTCGCAATATGGCGGGTCGTCATCGGATGCCACATCTGCACCTTTGTTGTATTGGACCCTACCTGCGATACCAGTAGGCGGGTCTGTTGTTTTAGGCTATGAGACAGATACATTGTCGGTCGGAGGATTTTCCAATCTAGCAACAATAGAATCTGGAACTGGTGCAGGCCAGAACGCTACCGCAGATGTAGAAATAATTGATGACTAAAAAACAGAAATAACTTGGGACGATGCTGCCAAGTTATGGAATTGGAACACTCAGCATCAAAACAACGGGGAATAAATCATGGCAGCAGGATCTTGGACATTTACAAACGGCGGCAGAACCAGTCTTCTCGATGGCACATTCGATATTAACAGCGACACGTGGAAGATGGCATTATTCCTTTCTACGTCGAATATCTCAGCAAGCAGCACGACATACGCAGGGCTCACCAACGAGCACGCAAACAATAACGGTTACGCCACCGGAGGAAACGCTATAACGTTGACTCTCGCAGGCACCACGACCGTGACAGTAGATATTGCAACCGATCCAGTTTGGACCGCATCGGGTGGTTCTATCGTGGCACGCTTCGCGGTAATCTACGAAGTCGCAGGAAACGTACTATGTTATTGCTTACTCGACAACACACCTGCCGACGTTACGGCAACATCAGGAAATACGCTAACCGTCGCTGCTCACAGCTCTGGCGTGTTTACGTTGTCATGATGCACCGCGCATCCTTTGAAGAAATCGAAAGCTTTCTCAACGCGGGTGGAGAAACCAGAAACTTCGTTCGCGAAACGCGACGAGTCGTCAGGAAAAAACCAACCCCTGAGTTGGTCGAAAACCTGGCTATGCGTCATCGCGAGCACTGGTCAAAACTTCACACGACACGCTTCACCCCAGAAGAGTTTGAAGCCTGGATCTTAGCTATCCCAGGCTGCTCGACATGCCGACGAGATTTTAGAAAGCTACTCGAAATCAATACGCCACGCTTTGACGATTGGCAACGCTGGACATGGGAAGTCCACAACGCAGTCAACGCAAAACTAGGTAAGCCTGAGATCGAATGGAATGAAGCTTGCAATTTATGGAACTGGAACCAACAAAAGGAATGATCAACAATGACCCCACCGAAAACAGCAGCTAGAATCCTGGCCGAAGAGTTATGCGCAAAGTATCCAGACCACTCCAATTTAGGACTGGCAAAGAAACTCCGCACCGATCACCCTGAATGTTTTTCTAGTGCAGAGCAAGCTAGAGGTTTCATTCGAATGATACGCGGTGCTCATGGAAAGAAAAGCAAGCGGCAAGCGACACAACCTAGGCCGAAAGGTCATGCTGGGACAAAGCCGAAGCTCCCACCTTCGCTTGCGGAATCGTGGTTGCCATTCGACCTAGGAAGTGATTGCACGGTAGGTGTTATCAGCGACACGCATATACCGTATCACTCCGAGTCAGCACTTTACTCCGCAGTAAACACGCTGAAAAAGCGCAAGCCAACAGTCCTACTGATCAACGGAGACTTCGCAGATTTTTACCAAATTTCAAGATGGCAAAAACATCCCGAACGACGCCGATTTTCCGAAGAGAGAAAGTCCATTATTGAAGCACTCAATTTCCTTCGAGATGCATTCGGTAGAGATTGCAGGATTGTCTATAAGCTAGGAAACCATGAGGAACGATGGAACCATTTCATATGGAATCGTGCTCCTGAGATTTACGACATACCAGCCGCACAGATCGACACCCTGCTAGAGTTCGAAAGGAACGGTATCGAACTGGTAACGGATCAACGTGTTGTACTTGCTGGCAAGCTTGCAATCGCACACGGACACGAATTAGGCCGTGGAATATTCTCTCCAGTCAACCCAGCTCGTGGAGCTTTTCTTCGCACGCATCACACAATTTTGGTTGGCCATTCGCATCAGACTTCAGGGCACGCCGATACCAACCTCTGGCACGATGAAACGTTCGTTTGGTCCACTGGTTGTTTGTGTGATCTAAACCCAGAATATGCTAGAGTTAATCGTTGGAACCACGGTTTTGCCTTTGTCGAAGTCTACAAAGATTCGACGTTCGATGTGCACAATATGCGAGTCAGTCGAAACGGAGCAGTGAGATCAGCATGAAATCCACACCAACAATCGGAGACGTGATCGAGGTAGTCTTCCTCGACCACGCTGAAGGCCCGCAAACGCTTTCATTTCGCGTCTTCGGTCGTCTAGCTGCAAAGACTCGACTCAACTACGTAATCGATTGCTGGGAGCCTGAGGACGCTTCTACAGACGATGCAAACGGTTTTAACCGACACCAGTATTCGATCCTGAGAAAAACGATCAAAGAGCTGCACATCCTGAAACGAAAATAGGCCAGTTTTTGTTACAAAAATAATTCCGAAAATCTTTTCCCATTGCGTTTTCACTTGCTTTAGTTCTTGCTAAGTAGCATAATTGGAGCATGATTGTAATGCAAGAGAAATGGATAACGATTTCGCAGGCCGCCGAACTGATCGGCTGTTCTAGTCAACGCCTACGCTTTTTGGCAAAAGAGCAACAGATCAGATCAGAAAAGGTTGGCTTTGTATGGCTCGTTGATCGAAAACAAGCCGAGTTGATGGCTAAAACACCAGCGAAAACAGGACGACCAAGAAAAAATCAGAAATCCTCTTGACAACTTCTTGCTGGGTCGCAATAACTAGCACGTCGATTGAAAACTGTAGTAAGTGATCAATCGATGAACAAACTAGCGACTTTTTGGATCTTCTGATCCACCAAGTCGTATTCAATGGTGCACGGAAAATGGAACCCACATGCTTTTGACAGCACGCGAGATTAACGCTTTGCTGGAGTCGCTTCAGTACTCCATTAGGCGGATCAAAGATTATCCGCATCTAGAATCAAGCCACAAGCAAACAAGTCTAGAGCCGCTTCTTTCGGCCAAAGACAAGCTTCAACGGCACAAGTACGAAATCAAAAAAAGCACGAAGCCGATGCGTGTTTTTTCATCGGTATCTAAGACAGAGGGATAAGTGATGGCACAGCTATCAGTAGATCGGAAGCAGCGCACGGAAAACGGAACCCACATGGTTACGCGTGGTGCAGTAAGGAATGAGGCTCTGTATAGACAGGGTTACGATCATTCCGCATGGGGCGATATTTTGCCTAGACGAATAACACCGTCTGACATTGATGTTGTTTTTGATAACCTCGAAAGAGCTAGGGTTTTGTTTTGCGAGTTTACGCGAAACGATTGCTGGGCTGATAAGCCTTTCGGGCAGCGAACTCTCTACATGCAGTTGTTGCGAACTAACAACTATCAGAACGCTTGCGTGCTTTGCCACCATTGCGTAGACGGTCGAGATATAGACTCGCTGACCGACGTTCAATCGTTTCACGTCATGCGATGCAATAATGGAGAAATCGAATACATGGAAGTGATCGACGGTTGCTTGTGGGGAGAGTTCGTTAAAGCTTTCTACGGACTAGAGAACACATGGGGGCAGTGGTGGAACTAACTGTACTCAAAAAAGCATTCGGAGAACTTGCTCCCCTCAACGAAGTTCGTGACGCAATCAGCTTGGTTAGCAATCCAAAACAAATCACTGATTTGCACAAGCGAATTGAAGCAGCTCGCAAGTATGACAACAAGACTGCTGAGAGAAGGAACTACTTTGGAGAGCTTGCGATTTGGAGCGAGAGGCATATTGGAACTTTGATTGCTGAAGCAAAGCAAACTGGCATGATTAAACTCGGAAGACCATGTGCAGACGATAAAGGTGTCATCGTGACACCTTTATCGCTGACTGAGTTTCTCGGGACCGATTCGGAGACGGAAGCTAAGAATATTTCAACACGTTCGCAGAAGCTCGCTGAAGTAACACCGAAGCAAATCGAAGCGGCTATTGAGTCGTTAAAGCTAGACGGCGAAGAAGTCAGTAAAGCAGCTGTGAATCGCAAGATAAAAGGCGCTCACGTAGGTCACAACTCCGGTGAGAACGAGTGGTACACACCAGCGGAGTACATTGAGCAGTATAGGGCTATTGTACAAGTCATCGACGTAGACCCAGCTTCGTCAAAAGATGCCAACGCAGTCGTTCAGGCTAGGAAGTTTTACGATGCAAAGTCAGATGGATTAACCAAAAAGTGGGTCGGTTCCGTCTGGATGAATCCGCCCTACTCTAGCGGCTTGATAGAGAAGTTTGCTGCCAAGTTGCTGGAAGAGATTGAATGCGGAAATACGGCGAGTGCTGCTGTCCTAGTCAACAATGGAACCGAGACGAAGTGGGCGCAATCTCTTTTGGGTAAGTGTAACGCAGTCTGCTTTTTATCGACTCGCGTAAAGTTTTGGGAGCCAGGCGGGAAGGTTAGTATTCCGCTACAAGGTCAGATGCTTCTGTACTTCGGTGCAGATGCTGGATTGTTTGCGGCTAGATACCGCAGCATGGGTGTTGTAATGGGTAATTATTAAGGAGCAAGTAACATGAATGAGTGGCGAGATGATCCAGACGCAGTAACGATATTGCAGATGGTTGGTGCAAGATTTGAAAGGCAAACGATAAACTTTAGCGACATTGATTGTGTTGCCTCTGCGAACAATTGCGCACGCATGGGGAATCCTATAAGTGATGAGAAGGTAGAGGAATACGCGGCATCAATGCGAAGAGGTGATGTGTTTCCTATGATTGTAGTAGAGCGATCAAAAAAGGGGCTCGTCATCCTTGGCGGAAACCAAAGATCCTCGGCTGCTAAACTTATTGGTTTTGTATCTTGCCGAGCGTATGTGGTCGATCCTCTATCGGACAATCACAGGCAAGCCGTGATTAGATCGCTAAACGCCAGACATGGCTGGGGCACAGAAAAAACTGAGAGGATCGACCACGGCGTTTATCTTGTGCGAACTTGCGGATTCACTGCTATCGATGCCGCAAGACTGATGAGTGTTAGCGACTTTTCAATTCAGTCTCGCTTACGTGCTGAGGACCTGAGAGTTGAGTTGTCATCTGAGGGTATCACAGCGAATAAAATGTCTGTTAAGGCACTCATGGCTCTGGACAAAATCAGTGATGAGGATGCTAAGAAGCAAGTTGCTAAAACCGCAATTGCAGCGTCTGTTTCGGCTGACAAGATAAACGATGTGGCTAATGCGTTTTGCTCAGCAAAAGGCAAGGCTAAGAAAGCAGAGATCGTAAAAGAATGGATCAAACAGGTCGGTTATTTGTCGCCAGAAAAGCAACTTGACGGTTGCGTAAAGCCAATCAGAAATCCTCGTCGCGATAAGTTTTTGAGGATGCTTGATGGATTGGTTGAGTTTCTAGATAAAGGCAATGAAGGATCGGGGTTTTCTACTCTAGGAGAAATAGGCTGCACGGAAGCCAGGGATGGTGATGCCGTGCGTCTTATGACGGCAAAGGTGACCGCTAGATTGAAACTAATAACGGGAGTTTTTTAACATGGCTTTTGTAAGCATTCCTGGGGCATCATCCAAAGTGATGCTTGCTATGACAACTGAATGGCAGACGTGTGCATTGATTGCTGGAAAGATCGACTTCCCTCCCGATGCTGTTTGCAGGTTTAAGTTGAAGGAAAGAAAGACTGAGCACAATGCGAAGGTAACTTTAACAGCTAGAGCTTTGCTTGGTTTACTTAAAGTAAACACTCCAAAAATTGAGCGAAGAATAAATCCTGAGTTAGGGGTTTTTGAGTATCGGTTAGTTCATATGGTCAGCACAGATTTACGAGGTAATTAAATGACGGTGACAACAGAACAAAACACTACCACAAATCAAAACATGGAGGCAATACGTCTCTCGGTCGAGGTCGTCTGCCTGATGCGACGATCCGGCTACATAGTGAAGGATGACATCGTGCTGGAAGTGATAAAGATGTGTGAAAAGGTGGCGAAGTAGTTGCGGCAAGGTTTGGCCTGGCACGGCGGGGCTTGGCGGGGCAGGGCGCGGCGAGGCGGGGCGAGGCGAGGCGAGGCTTGGCAAGGTTATTAGTAAAGAAGACTTCACTCGCGCACTGCGTAAGTAAAGCAAATTTAAGTGTAACGGATTCTAACTGCAAGGAAAAAGCATGGACAAGAATGGGAATTTGATTTTGACGAGGCAAGTCAATCAGCAGATTGTTATTGCCGACGGTGAGATTGTCTTGACGGTAAAGCGTATATCTGGCAATCGCGTGACTATCGCAGTTTCTGCGGCTAAGGATCTGAAGATCAGGCGGGGGGAGTTGGTAGCCAGAAAGGACGTAGCAGCATGAGCGACATTATCTCAATGACTCAGACTGACATCCGATGGATGGTGCGAAGCGACTTAGATTCAGTCGTCGCAATCGAGAAAGACGTATACGACTACCCGTGGAGTCAACAAGAGTTCTTGATCGCACTGCGTCAACGAAACTGCATCGGCATGGTGGCAGAACGAAACGAAGAAGTTGTAGGCTACATGGTTTACGAACTACACAAGACACGAATCGAGTTGCTGAACTTCGCAGTACGGCCACGATCGCAACGACTCGGCGTTGGTTCTGCCATGATCGAAAAGCTGAAGTCGAAACTAGCTTACGAACGACGTAGCAAGATATCGCTGGAGCTACGAGAAAGGAACTTGGATGGACAGCTATTTTTTCGCCAAGCTGGTTTTTTATGTACGTCAATTTTGCATGGCTGGTATGCAGTTGAGGAAGAGTCCGTTGCGTATCGAATGCAGTTCAGTACAGGAGAGTTTCGAAATGGCTAACTTGTACGTCGAGGTAAAGATCACTTGGTTTTTCCAAACTTCGCCAGCATCTTTTTCGTTTTACGCAGATCCGAACAGCGATGCTTTTACTAGCGGTAGGTTTGACGATTCGCGAACGCATTATGCAGTGGTGGAAATTGTCGGCAATGAAGCGTTGACACTGGCACAACTAAAGGCTGATCTGTCTGAAAAGTTTCGGCATCAACCAGCGGTGTGGGAGGTGAAGCCGATTCGCAAGTATGAGTACATTGCTGGGATTGAACGGTTGAAGGAGGAGTGCGTTCATGACTGAGCAAAAGAAAAAAGGCTATGGCCCGAAAGGTGGTGCCGAGCTTGCGGTTGGAAAGCAATACTAGACGAAGATCGGGTGTGTATGGCTTGTCAAATGTTGGCAAGATTGAAACGTGAAGAACGTGAACGAACGGAAGTTAAGAAACCAGTGGAGGTGGTTGTTGAAAGGTGCTACGAGCACTTCGATCACCCTGCGATTATTAGGAGTAAGAATTGAGCAGACAAGCACGATTAGAGGGATCTAAAGAATGGACGGACTACGGCAACGTCACTTTTTTCGAAGCAATTAAAACGCACGCTATTTTGACATCGCAACGCAATAGCTTATGCCCAGAAAAATGGGTTGTTGAAGTACGTTGCGAATCGGAACCGGAAGTGATCGACACGTTTGAAGTTCAAACGTCGATTCACGCTGAAATTTTGAATCCACGAAAGGGTATGTAATGAGTTTAATCGTTCCAGAGAATTTAGATTTATCCAAGCTGGAAGTTGCCAGCGTTGATCTATCGCAGCAGTATTGGACACCGGAGAAGGTCGGTGAAAAGCGACGTATGTTTTTCAGTTGCGTTCAGGAAAGAATCGTACTGGATCAGAAGACAGGGGAAGACATTCTGCTTCCTTGTGCGGTGTTTGTTGAGCCTGTTGACGGAGAGATTCGAACTGTAGTGAACGGTTCGAAACGGTTGGTTGCGGTGTTCGAGAACAATGAGATTGTGCCGAATACTCCTGTGCAAATCACGTACAAGGGGAAGAAGAAGAATCGGACGAATGGGAATATGAGTGACGATTGGTCGGTGGTAACTCTGAAGTAAGAAGGATGCAAAATGACTAAGGATTACAAAATACGATTATCTGAAGCTAAAGCACAGTTTACGCAAGATGGCAATACTTTAGGATCAACTGACGACACGGAGATACTGGACATATCTTTTGAGAATCAGCTTCCAGGTGATGAGACGTTTATGGTTTTGCGATCAACAACTGGATGGTCTATCAACGATGCTTCCGACTTAACAAACATTTTAGAACGGGTTCATAAAGCGATTGAAGCTATAAGGGAGTTTGATGGCAATGATTGATTTAGACTCACTAGTTGAAGACGTTGCGATCGTCGACCGCGACGAAGCAGCAAGAGAAGAATGGCTACAGAAACGTGCTGGACGGATTACCTGCAGTCGCTTCGGTGACTTGATCGGTCCTGGGAGAGGGCAAGACGCTTTGTTTACTCAGACTGGATACGCTTACCTGCAATTGCTGGTGGCTGAACGGTTGGGTTCGTGGTACTCATTTTCGAACAGCGCGACACAGTGGGGAACGAATAACGAACCGATTGCAATTGACGAGTATCGACAACTTACTGGGTACGAAGTCAATTCAACACCGTTCAATTTCTTCGAGTACAACGCTTGGGTCGGTGGTACTCCAGACGGCCTAGTGGGTACTGATGGCACTGTTGAAGTCAAGTGTCCATTTAATCCTTCGGTGCATGT